GCGGAACGTATCGTGGCAAAACCATCCGGCGCGGAATCGGACTCCTCGACGGCAGGAGGGACGGGGAGTGAACGACGAGCTCGAGGCGGAGCTCATGGCCAAGGCGGCGCGGCAGGCGGAGCTCATGGCCGAGCTCTCCGCCCGGCAGGCCGAGGCGTTGCAGGAGTTGGTGGAGCACCAGGCCGAGGCGTTGCAGGCTCTCGCCGCCGCCGAGGCCGCCCGGCAGCAACCGTAACCGGATTTCCTTCCCCGGCTTACCCGGCTTACCCCGCCTGCCGGGCGTTGCGTTCTGCGGGCCGTTTCCCGCCGACCGCCCCGGTGGCCATGCGCCGCCAGAAAAGCCGGGAGAACGCAAGCCAGAGCGTCCATTTCCGGTGATGAGCCTGCCGAGAACGCCCGGCCGGAAGTGCGCACAGTGCGCACAGTGCGCACCGGATTCCAGGACTTTCTCTGTATGTGTGTGACACGAAAAGTTCTCGAAAAACTATGCGCACTATGCGCACTATGCGCACTCGGGACTCCCCGCTGCCGGTGGCCGAGGTTCTCCCCCCGCCAGCCAGGCCCGGTTTCCCCGGCGAACTTGCCGAGTAGTGCGTGACGTTTAGCCCCCGCCCGGCGGCGCGACACAAAACCCGAACCACTGGTTCCGAAAACGTGTCACGCAGTTTCCCGACTGCACGGTGGTGGCATTGTGCGGAACGTGCCGCACGCGCCGGAAACTCGTTCAAGGGATGGCGCGCCACCGCCGACAACGCCCGCGCCCACCGCCGTGCCGAAGAAGCCGGTATAGGGGGAGCTCACATGATTTTCGGGGAGTCCGTGGAGAAGAAGAACGCCAAGGCCGCTGAACGCGCCGCCGAGGCCGCACGCCGGGCGCGGCTCACCGAGCTCACCGCCACCGCCAAGCGCGGCTTGGCGTCCTACGTCGAGACTGGCACCGCGCTGGAAGCTATCCGCACCGAGGAGCTCTGGCGTCTGGCCGCGCCGACGTGGGAATCATGGTGCCGCGTCGAGCTCAAAATGTCCGAGCGGCGCGTCCAGCAAATCATCGACGCCTCGCTCATGTGCTCGCACCTGGCGGGCGCGGGCCTGCCGGTTCCGGCCACCGAACGCGCCGCCCGTGAGCTCGGTGGTATGCCTGTCGATGATGCCGTTGCCGCCTGGCAGGAGGCCACCGAGGAGGCGGGCGGAGAGCAACCGACGAGCGAACAGGTTGCCAAGGCCGCCCGCAAGCGGAAGCCGAAGAAGGCGGGCCGCCGCCCGGTGGCCAAGCCCGTGAGCCTGAAAGTCCCCGGTGCCGCCGTCCGAGTAGTGCCGCGCAAAAACGGCTGGACGGGCCTGGTGGCCGCGCTGGAGCACGCTCTCGTCCTGGCCCGCCAGCGGGAGCTCGACGCCGACAACGGCCAGCAGCGGGCAGCGTAGTGGCCGTGGGGGCGGGGGCGGTGAACGCCACCACCCGTTCCCGACACTGAACCACTGGTTCACCCTGCAGGCGCGTGAGCGGGAGTTTTGCGGGGGGGGCTGTTGTAGGTTCTTTCCCGTCAGCCTGGCCGCCCGCCCCGGCTACGAACTCCCCGCTGTGGCCGACTCTCTCCCGACGAGCTCGAGCTCGGTGGAGGGTGGGGTCTGCCGAGGGGCTGCCCGCTCGTTCCAAACCCCCCGCCCGCTCTGCGCGCATTTCTGGCGGGTTTTCCAAAACTGCTGAACCGGGGTGGGCCTGGTGCGCCCGCCGGAACTTCCTGCCAAACCCCACGCCCGCTCTGCGAGAGAATCCGCAGGTTTTGATAGGGGGGGGGAGGGGATAGGTTCTTCCCCACCTTGCCAGTGGCCGAGGAGGTCACGAACGCCTCCCGGTTGGCGACAGGCTTTCTTTCGGAACCGGGGTGGGGTGGTGTGCGCCGCCGAGCTCACCGCCGAGCCCCACGCCACCGGCGCGGCAGTGGCCGTGAATTGCCAGACGTTTTTGACGGTTGGCCGGGAAGGGCATCCGGTGCTCCGAGCTCACCATCGCGCAGAACGTCCGTTGGCCCGGCGCGCCCGGCCGTCGAATTGGGATTTTTGCTCCCGGCCGGGAATCGTTCAGTTACTCTTGTCGGACGTCGAGAATAGTTGTACGATGGTTGCACGACAACCAAGAGCACCTCGAACCGGGAGAACGACACGATGGCAGCGGCCAGCAAGAAATCGGTGGTGAGCTACCTGCGGGTGAGCACCAAGCGGCAGGGCCAGAGCGGGCTCGGCCTGGAAGCCCAGCGGGCGGCGGTGGCCGACTACGCCGCGCGTGAGGGACTGCGGGTGGTGGCCGAGTACGTCGAGGTGGAGAGCGGCAGGAAGGCGTCCCGGCCGGAACTGGCGGCGGCCATCAACCACTGCCGCGCCGCCAAGGCCTGCCTGGTGGTGGCCAAGCTCGACAGGCTGGCGCGGAACGTCGCGTTCCTGTCGGCGTTGATGGAGTCCGGCTTGGACTTCGCCGCGCTGGACAATCCCCACGCCACTCCGTTCACGCTTCACATTCTCGCCGCAGTGGCCGAACAGGAGGCCAAGGCTATCTCCGAGCGCACTCGGGTTGCACTGGCCGCCGCCAAGCGGCGCGGCGTGAAGCTCGGGAGCAACCGTCCTGGCCACTGGCGGGGGCGTGAGGACGCTCGACGGTTGGGGAGCAAACGGGGCGTGAAGCGGGCCGCTGAACTGCGGACGATTGAAGCCCGTCAGCACAACTCACTGGTGGTTGAACAGGCCCGTGAGCTCCGTGCCAGTGGCAAGTCCTGGCAGGAGGTGGCGAGCATTCTGAACCAGCGGGGGCTCGTCACTCGGCGCGGGAATGCATGGAGCAAATCCAGCGTTTTCACCGCCGTTCAGGCCGCCGCCGGTTCCGTTGCAGTGGCCGCCACCGCTGCGGGGACGAGCATGTTCACCAACCTGCTGGCGTCCGCGCTGGCATGAGGGCCGTTGACGCGCTTGACTGAAACAACAATGTCTGCACGATTACGCACCAACCGCCGCTATACTGAATGGTGGCGGTGAAAAGAAAACGCCTCGCTCTCCCGGCCAAGGAAAAAGCGAGGCGGTTTCAGTGCTCAACCTGTACGGAGAACCACTTTGTCACATCACGACAGAGCGGCCTCGCACATTTCTATCTGTAGGCTCCCGACACCCCGGCTGTCAACGCCGCGGTGGGGAACGCCTCTTTCTTGCCCGCGCCCGCTGCGCGGACGGCACCAACTAGGAGGGTGCTCACATGGTTTTGTCAGAGTTGATTGAGAAGCTGCGCGCCGAGGGACTGCCCGCCAAGGCGCACCGGATTCACTACGGAGTTCAAGCCGGGTATCTGCCGAGGCCAGCCAGGGATGGCAGTGGCCGTTATCGGTTCAGCCAGGCCGACGTGGCCGCCTGCCGGAAGTACCTGAAGAACCTTCCGAAGCCGGGCCGCAAGAAGGCCGTGGCAACGCAGGGTTGAGGAACGGAGTCCCATCATGGTTTTGACTGCATCCGATACCGTTGTTCCCGTGTCACCGGAGAACGTGCCAGACGTTCTGAAACAGGCGCGCCGGTGGTTGTGCTGGAAGCGCGAGGCCACCAAGAACGGCACGTTCACCAAGAAGCCAATGCAGGCGTTGAAGCCGCGCATGGGTGCCAGCAAAACGACGCCCCGCCACTGGACGGACTTCGCCGCTGCGGTGAAGGCCCACGAGGAGAACGAGCACCTCGACGGTATCGGCTTCGTGTGCGGCGGTGGCATCGTCGCCTTGGACTACGACGAGTGTTGCGACGAAACGACTCGGGAACTCCGGCCCGACGTGCAGGCCGCCGTGGCGCGGCTCAACACCTACGCCGAGTATTCCCCCAGTGGCCGAGGCGTTCGCGTGTTTCTGCTGGGCGAGCTGCCCGGCGACAACGTCACCGCCAAGGCAGCGGGCGTCGAGCTCTACGGTGATGGCGCATACGTCACAGTGACGGGGTTCCGTGTGCCGGGGACTCCCGAACAGGTTGCCGATGGCGGGGAACTGTTGGCGGAACTGTACGACAACGCCAAGGCCAGCCAGGCCGCCAGCAAGGCGGCGCGACAGGGTGAGCGGAAGGCCATGAAGCCGGTGGCCAACGCCTCCACTGCGGTGACGGCCGGGCGGGGCGTGAGCGGTGAGCTCGACGTTCTGGCGGTGGCCAAGGCGTCCAGCCAAGGCGCGGAAATTGAGCGGCTCATGGCAGGTCAGTGGAACGGGTATCCAACGCAGAGCGAAGCCGAGCTCGCGCTGGCCAACTACCTGGCGTTCTACGCAGGGCCGGGCGGGGCGGCCACCGTGGAGAGAGTGATGCGCGGCAGTGGGCTGGCGCGGGACAAGTGGAACGAGAGCCGAGGCGGTGGCCGCACCTACTTGAGCCTCACCATCGACAAGGCGTATGAGAACAAAACGGAGTTCTACTCGGCGGCGCACAAGAGCAAGCCGGTGGCGTTGAGCCTGCCGAACGGCATGGCCAGTGCGGGGCCGGTGAACCTGTCGGACTCGAGCACGCTCACCGACGTGGGGCTGGCGCGCCGCCTGGTGCTCGACGCGCGCGGCACGCTCCGATACTGCCGTGAGTGGAGAGCCTGGCTGTCGTTCACGGGACGGCACTGGCAGAAGGACGATGGACTCGTCGCCGCGCACGTCGCCAAGAAAGTCTCGGACAAGCTGTGGAGCGAACTGGCCGACGTGCCGGGCGACAAGCGGACGAGAGAGCTCCTGAACTTCGTGAAGAACGCTTCATCGTCCAGCGGCATCAACGCCGCCGTCAGCCTGGCCCGCTCCGAGCCCGGCGTAGTGGTTTCGGTGGCCGAGCTCGACGTGCCAGCCTACGTCCTGAACGTCGCCAATGGGACGTTGAACCTCGACACTGCGGAACTGCATCCGCACGCGCCGGGGGACTTGCTCACGCACATGGCGGGAACGGCTTTCGACGCCGCGGCATCCTGCCCGAACTGGAAGAAGTTCGTGGCCGAAGTGACCAACGGGAACAAGGAGCTAGCGGCATTCCTGCAACGCTCCTGCGGGCTGGCACTGTCTGCCGACGTGAGCGAGCACGCACTGTGGTTGCACTACGGTGAAGGCCGCAACGGCAAGAGCACCCTGTTGAACATCATGCTCGAGCTACTCGGGACGTATGCAGGCCCGGCCCCGATGGACTTGCTGTTGGTGAAGAACAACCGGAGCAAGGAGGTGGAAACGCAGTTTGCCACCCTAGCGGGGAAACGGCTCGTCACCACAGTGGAAGCGGATAGCGGCGTGAGGTTCAGCGAGGCCACCGTGAAGCTCCTCACGGGCGGTGACGTAGTGAAGGCCCGCAACCTGTACGAAAGCCCGTGGGACGTGCGCCCGACGTGGAAGCTGCACGTTGCCGCCAACCACAAGCCGGTGGTGCGCGGCACTGACGAGGGTATCTGGCGGCGGCTCCTGTTGACTCCGTGGGCGGTGCGGTTCGACGGTGCCAAGGAGGACAAGCGACTGCGGGAAAAGCTGCGGGCGGAACTGCCTGGCATCCTCAACTGGTGCCTGGCCGGTTTCGTCCAGTGGCGCGGCGGTGGGCTCAACGCTCCCGCCGACGTGCTGGCGGCAACGCAGGAGTACCGTGGGGAGAACGACGTGCTCGGCACCTGGCTCACCGAGTGCTGCATCATCCAGCGTGACACGGTGGCCGAAGCCGGGGCGTTGTACCGCTCGTTCAAAACGTGGGCGGAGGATAGGGGCGAGTTCGTTCCCACAGCCACCGCTTTCGGGCTGCAACTGGAACGACTCGGATACGTCGGTGAACGCCCCACTGGCGGAACGTATCGTGGCAAAACCATCCGGCGCGGAATCGGACTCCTCGACGGCAGGAGGGACGGGGAGTGAACGACGAGCTCGAGGCGGAGCTCATGGCCAAGGCGGCGCGGCAGGCGGAGCT